AGCTTCGCGATCCGTCGCGTCCTCGACCCGATTCATCAACGGGATCGAGGTGGGCAGGCCCAGCTCGACGAGCAGATCCCGCTCCGCGGCCAGTTCCCGTGCAACTTCCTCGAAATCCAGCCCTCGCGCGGCGAGAATTTTGGTCCGCGTGTTCAGGCCGCTTTCGATCTCGCGGCCGGCGGCCGTGATGTCGGTGTCGGGGTCGATCCACGGCATCGGGGTGCCGAGCCAGTCGACCTCGGCGAAGAGGTGCGGTGCCGCGACGTACTGCTGCGGCGGGATCGAGACCTCGCGCAGGACGACCGCCTCGTGGACGAACTCGCCCCACAGCGGCGTGAGGAACAATTCGGCGATGAGCTGCTGCTGCACCTGGAAGTGGGCCCGCGCCTCGATCAGGACCAGCCGCCCGCCGGCAAAGGTCAGCCGCTGCCAGTCGGCGGCCAACAGCTCATAGGGGTAGTTGATCGCGGCGGCGACCTTCCGCAGCTGTTTTTCCATGTAGTCGACGTAGTCGCTCGCTGGTACCGGCGGCGTGGCGAATTCGACGTCCTCGTCCAGGCCCAGGTAGTTGATCTGGCCCGGCTCGAGATCCTCGATCCGCTTGCTGCCGACCGTCTCGCTGGCCGACGCCCCGGCGACGTCCTCGGGATCGCCGGAGGTTTTCACGAAGGCGGCGAAACAAGCCTGGATCTGCGCCTGAATGATCTTGATCTCTTCGTAGTCGGTCACGTTTTTGAGCGTGGTGATCGCCGCGACCATCCAAGGCAGCCCGCGGGTCTGGCCCGGAATCAGCTTGTCGTAAACGTGCGTGACCCGCCGCCGGCCGCTCTTCGGGTCGACCTTCGGCACGAACTGCCAGCGGCTCTCGGGATCGCTCGGCAGGGCGTCCCAGATGTAATAGCCGACCGCGCGGCCGGTGGGGTCTTTGCGGACGCCCATCACCACGTCCCGGTCGTCGAGATGCTCGTCGGGCGTGGCGACCCGTTCGGCGCGGACCAGCTCGCATTGCAGGGGCAACGGCTTCTCGGCGTTGCCGACGTCGGAAAAGACGGCGAAGACTTCGCCGTCGAGGTCGACGAGCCGCTGCGCCTGTTTTTCGAGCGTCCAAAGGCTCTCGCCGTCGCTCCCGAGGGCCGTGAATTGTCGCCGGGCCAGGTGTTCCAATTCGGCGCGCCAAACCTTGGCCTGCATCTCGCTGATGCGCGGCGTCTCCGGGATGCGCGATCACGTGGACGACGCGGCCCTCGATCGCCCCGCGGGCGTAGGTGTCGTCGAGCCAGTTGGCCATTGACCGCTCGCGGACCTCTCCCAGCTTCACCTGCAGGTCGGCGTCGATCGCCAGCCGCGACGTCAGCCAGCGGCTCTTGTCGCGGAGCCGACCGGACGAGCCGGCGTCGATCGCTCCGTCGAGCCGCTCGTCCAAGTGGTTTTCGATCCGCCGCTCCATCCGCGCGTGCATCCGCGCGGCGAACCGCTGCCGGCGGCGCGCCTGCATCTGCCGCGCGCCACGTCGCGGCGCGAAGAGAAACAACGTGCGGTCGATGGCGTCGCCCGCGCCGTCGAGAAACCGCGCGAGAAAGTTGGTCTTCCCTCGGCTCATCCGCGGCGGAGCCTCCCATAGTTCACCGAGCGGCCGGTGCTGGCCCGAGTCACTCGGGTCTGCAACTGCATCTCCAGCTGATAGAGATCGGCGAGGTTGGCCCGCGTGTAGGTCCGGCCGCGAATCTCGTAGGCCTGGCCGGTCCGCAGGATCGTGGCGATCGCCTGCCGCACGAAGGCGAGTAATTCGGCGTCGGTACCCGTCTCGGGCGCGGAAAATCCAAAATTGGCCATAGCCGGCCCAGCCTAGCGCGCGGTAGCGTGTGGCGCGTCAATTTCATTGGTCCGCGCCGCCGCGCAAAGGCAGCACGTGTTGATTGTCCTTCGGCCGGTACCCGCAGCTCCGGGTCGTGCAGCTGAGGTAGCGCACCCGCAGTCCGTGCTTGACACGGCTCTTGTAGATGCCGAGGTAGCCGCCGCAGTTCGGGCAGGGGTCGCCCGAGCGGTGGTCGCCGGCCCGAGGAAAGAGTTGCCTGTCGATACGCAGTTCGCTCATCGTCGGCCCCCTTTTCCCCGCCGACCCCTCGGCAGCTCGCGGACGAAGCGCTTGCTCTTTTTCCGCGTCGGCACCGACGCCGGCGTCTCGCTGCGTTCCGCTCGGCCGCCGCGGCGTTCCCAGCGGCCGCGGGCGAACAGCTCGGCCCCGCAGCGGTTGTAGCGCAACAGGTCCCGGCAGTCGTTCGGCTGCTCCTCCCATTTTTTGACCCACAGGAACTCGCTGCGGTTGCGCTGATTGAGCCGCTCGCTCCGCTCGGCGTTCAGGAGTTGGCGACAGAGATCGAGATCGGCCCCGGCCCCCCGGTACAGCGAGAGGCTCGCCGCCTGGCCCGGGCGCCGCTCCTCAAAGTAGTCTTGGAGGACGCTCTCCCAGTAGTCGATCGCGCAGTGGATGAGGATCTGCCCGCGGGCCCGCAGCGCCGCGGCCCGCGCCTTCCTGCGCCGCGTCTGCCCGAGGATCTCCTTCTTGAAGGGCCGGCCGCGCAAATTCATCTTCTCGCCGCAGCAGGCCAGCACCGGGATGCCCTCGCGGGAGAAGGCCCGACATTTTTTGTAGACCTCGTCGGTCTTGAACCCGGAGTCGATCATCGCCAGCGCGGTCCCCATCCGCCCGCTCCCCTCGCAGGCATAGCTTTTGGAAATTTGGCTGCGGACCTCGTCCCACGAATCCACCTCTCCGTGGTCGACCAGGTGACCGCACTCGCGCGGTCCCCACGCGCAGGTCTGCCAGACGAGCCCCCAGTCCTGGTAATCGACCGTCGTAATCAGGAACGCGGCCCAGCGGGGCACCACGCCGCGCGGCACGTCGACCTCGAGCAGGTCGCCGAGCTGCTCCGGCTCCGTTTTCGAGGCGCTGGGCGAGAAGGGGAGGCCCTCCCACTGCTGCGTGAAGGTCTTGCGGGTCGACGGCCGCCGCTGCGAAGTGACCTTTTTACGCGCGTAATCGCCCCACGTCAGCGTCAGCGCGTAGAGGCTCGAGAGTTGGCCGCCCCACACGCGGCCCGGCTGTCGCGGCGCGCCCAGCAGCCGGCCGCGGCGGTCCACGTGTTGACCGTCCGGCACCCACCGTCCGGCAATCATCATTTGCTGCCGCTCCTCGTCGTCGATCTCTTTCGGGCAGTGGCGGCACAGGTAGCGGGCGGTCGCCGCGGCCAACTCGGCGTCGCCGGCGTCGCCGGCGTCGAGACCCTCCCAGATCAACCCGCGGTCCTTGGGGTGGCCGGTCGTGCATTGCAGCGTTTGGTAGGCTCTGCACTTGGGGCAGGGGACCCAATAGCGACAGTTATTGCTGGCGCGCACGACGCGGGCGATCCGCGTGTGGACCGCGGTCCCGGGAGTGCTCTCCAGGCCCGCCTTGAAATCCGGAAACTGCTTTTCCACCCGCTCGAGCGCCTGCTCCAGCGGGTCCCCTTCCTCGAGGTCGTAGATCGGGTACTTGTCGACCTCGTTCAGGTGCGCCCACCAGGCCGCGTAGCCCGCCATCGTCGCCGGCGAAGCGGCCCAGCCGACACGGCAGGCGCAGCGGGCCAGGTCGATGCGGCTCTTGCTCCGCCGCGAAGGCGGCTTCAACTGGCCGGCCAGCGGTTCGCACCGCTCGATCATCGGCTCGAATTCCTCGCGGATCGTGTTGTGCGCGAGTTGTTTGGTCGCGGAGACGAACATGCTCGGCATCGGCGTGCGGGCCCAGACGCTCAGGGCGATCGCCTCGAAAATGAACGTCTTGCCGATCCGGCTGGCCCACTGCAGCGCGAGCATCCGCACCGTCGGGTCGTCGAAGGCGTCGGCCACGCCCTCGAGCCAGGGGTAGAGCTCGGGGGCGAAGGGCTGGCCGTCCTTGTCCTTGACGTGCTCGCAGATCCAGTCCCAGGTGCGGCCGTGTGCGGGGACCCGCCAGAGGTCCCACGCTGCCGGCGCGAGCCGGTAGCGGTAGTCGGCGGCGTCGGGGGTCGGGGCGATCATCATTTCTCAGGAAATGTCCGTCGCGGCGTCGAGCGCCTGCGGCACCTCGTCGGCCACGCGGTTCAGCGCGGCGGCGATCCGGCCCGCGATCTGCTCGGAGAGTTGGTGCCGTTGCGTGCGCGGCAGCAGCGGCAGCAGCTTCCGCGGGATCTGCAATAGGATGTGCCGCGCCGTGGCGACCGCTTCGGCGAGCACGCGGTCGACGTCGTCGCGGTAGACCAGCTCGCGCCGGGCCAGCCGGTTGGCCACCTCCTTCTTTTCGGCATCCGCCTCCGCTTTCCGTGCGTCGGCCTCCCGCTTCCGGTCGAGCGCAGACAGCGCCGCGCCGTCGCCCGCCGCCGAGGCCTCGGGGGTCGTGTCGCGGCCGAGTTTCCAGACGACGATCTCGGCCAGCGGCCACGCGCCGGCGCGCCCCGGCATCTCGCCAGTACGCCGCCAGCTTGTCTTGACCGTGGTTTCCTGCACCCCAAAAAACGCGGCCACCTCCCGCAGGGTTTTGACCGACCGCGCGCCGACGATCTGCCGCGCCGCCTCGCGATCGCCGTGCGCGACGCGCACGATCAATGCGCCGAGCGGCGCCTCGCCCTTCGCTTTCGACATGGCCTCGATCGTAGCGCACCCCGCCCCACTGCGCGCCGCAAAACCCCATCGCCGCCGCCCTGGGAGGTAGGGGGGGGCCCCAAAAAAAAACCAAAAATCACAACTTCAACACCGGGTTGGGGAACCCCGCGCG